CCGTAAGCAGGTGTTTCTCCATCATTGTATAATGGGATACCCAATATGGGAACGAACTTCGATCGACCACATCAACCGTAACCGCCTGGATAATAGGAGGAGCAATCTCCGTTATGCAACAGATTACATACAGATGCAGAACCACCCACAGGTGGACACAGCAACGCATATTCGAGATAGAGGAAGTGCATTTGAGGTAGTGGTTCAACGCAACGGAATCAGGCAGTCCCGCTACTTTAGGACAATGAAAGAAGCAGAGGAGCAGCGTAATGCATGGTTGAGGACAATAGGCTTTCGATAATAGGGGTGCCCATCCATAGACCTCTTGTAGAGGATGCTAGACTAATGGCGATCATTTGGGGAGATTCTGGAGCCGGTAAGACAACACTTGCTTGCACTGCCCCAGGTGTTAAGCTGCTCGTACAAGTTGATCCTGGAGGGCATCTATCTATAGTTAATCGTCCGGATGTGTTACTGATGGACTTGTCCGGCGAACCATCTCGCCAACTCACACAAAAGATGGGTATGGAGAACCCATATGGACTAGATGACGCATTGCGCAAACAACCAGGGTATGTGTCAACCATCATCATTGATAGCCTAACCACCTATGCATATAAGGCGTTACAGTCTGTAATCGCCAGTGGTAAGACAGGTGGTGGCACGATGGAGATACCGGGTATCCCTGGTTATAGCCAACGCAACGCTGTCGTTCTACGAATGGTTGTTAACATGATGACGCTCGCTGAACGTCACAAATGCAACCTCATCTTTACAACTCATGAAGGGACACGCGATGAATCAGACAACTCAATAACCATGGTCCTTGCCAAGAACACAGCCAACCACATCGGTCTAAGGCTGAATGAGATATGGCACATGGCTGATAATGGTAAGGACAAGCATACGATCACAGTGCGTCCTGCACTCAATCGTAGGCCGATGAAAACCAGGATGTTCGATGCCAGTAAAGCACCGAGCTTCACCTGGACTTACGATCCGATAACCAACGAAGGAGGGACCATCGACCAGTGGCTAACCGCATGGCAACAGAATGGGGGCAAGAAGATACCGCTGCCCTCATAAAAGAGAGGCACCCACAACGGCTGTGGATGCCTAGTCTCGACAGACAAACGACCGCCATTACTATATGGTGGTTAATGGGAGAACACAAGGAATGAGTGGATCAATTCTCAACTACGCCATTGACCTGAACGACCAGCAGGCACCACCTCCCATACCCACTGGTATCTACCCAGCTGAGGTCATGGGTGTATCCAAGCGTGTGTCTAACACCTCTGGGCATGAGTACCTGAATGTCCAGTTCAGGATCGCCCCTGAGTCCTACCCTGCCGACTATACAGAGGGTGACCCAGAAGGCACCACGCTGTTCTACAACCGCCTACGCACTGCCGACGCTCCTCAGCCCAGGTTCCAGATGAAGCGGTTCCTGCAAGCTGTAGGCGCGCCCCTGAGTAACCGCCTGGACCTGATGGATCTGGTCAACCTGACCTGTAACGTGGAGATCACCCATCAAGAATATGAAGGAGAATTACGCGCACAGATCAGCCGTGTAATGCCGTCGTAGTTTATTTGGTCCATGTGCAGTCATCGATTTGACTTAAGACTGCACATGGGCTATACTGTACTTGCTGCCATAGAGAAGGGGAACATATGTCCAGCACAACTACACAACCAACAAGCCATCCACTGGCACGACCTGCCTCACCCATTGCTGAGATTCCATCTCCAGCTAAGGTGAAACGAGGACGGGCACCATCTCGAGCACGTCCAGTCTTTGTCGTAGCACAGATCACAGACGACAGCGGTAATACCGTAGCGTTCAGCAAGAAGAACCTCAAGATACTTGCTGTTGAGGTCAGTGCTGAACGTGTGCTCGATATTACTGAGAGTGGCGAGTTTGCCAACTCATTCTACATTCGAGTGCTTGTACCAGCTCGACAAGCTCAGCGACCTGGACAAGCCGCACCAGACGGACAAGTCAACAGTCTGTCTCCAGCAGCCTAACATAACAATAAGCGAGCCGCTTGCATCTGTAGGCGGCTCGCAGCACGTTAGGAGCTAGCAATGCCATACACTAAAACCGTATTAGATCATGTGTTGAGGTGCTGACGTATGATCCAGGTGATACGACTCTCAATAGAGATACGTATCTCCTCGGATCGCAATACGGGCAAGCATGCTACTACCGATGGATCAGGGGGCATCGTATCTGCACGACTTAACCATGAACAGATGGAGAGATTAGATGACGCAGCCCGTCAGTTGGGGGCAACGCGTAGTAGGCTGATATACGCAATCATCGATGCTGTCATTGATACGATCGCACAGGGGGAGATCGAGTATGGTTGATGACATTCAGTGGGACGAAGCACAGCTTGAGGCAATTGAAGCATGCTGTGATGTCAAGCGTAGGATCGTTGCAATCACAGGCAAAGCGGGTACAGGCAAGACATCATTGATGAAGGAGGTAGCCAGACGACTCGGTGGTCATGGCTACAATGTCCAGGCATCCGCACCCACAGGTAAAGCAGCTAAACGTATTGCTGAGACTACCGATTTACACGCAATGACCAACCATAGACTGCTAGGCTACGGTATGCCGCTTGAGCAGGAGGAGGTCAATGAGAAAACAGGCAAGGTCAAGATCATACGTCTATCAGCTGGTCCCACGTTCACACGTTTTAATCGACTACCATATGACACCATACTTGCCGATGAGTATGCGATGGTCAATCGAGAGATACATCGTAACCTTATCGACGCACTCAAGGATGGTGCTCGCGTCTGCATGTTCGGAGATGTCAATCAACTACGTGCGATCGAGGAAGACATTCGACTGAGGGATGCCAACTCTAGTTTCCAGGATGCACTGGTTAAGTTCAAGGGTATCGTGCTCGATACTATCCACAGACAAGAGGAGGGATCAGGTATAGTATCGAATGGTGCCAATGTCCTGATGGGCAAGATGCCTAAGCGTCACAGTGACTTCGACATCTCCATTACCGACAAGCCAATCGATGAGATACTCAAGTTCATTGATGCATCTACTGAGGCTGGTATCCGCTACGACACGACTGATCACCAGATCATCACATGCATGAACAAGACCTGGATTGGCACTAGACGACTGAACCTAATGGTTCAGGCTCGGTTCTGGCATAGAGATCGACCATTCATCGATCTGCCTCGTTATCGTGATGACGACAGTGGACCAATCCGTGTCCAGGTTGGCAGCAAGGTTGTATTCACCAGTAATGTGTATGACCTGGGCAACGGTGAGTCTGTATTCAATGGTGAACTGGGGATCGTTGACAGTATCGACCATGATAGTGGTGAAGTAACCATTGACTTTGGTGACCGATGCGCTACGATCCCCCCTATCGTGGTAACGGTCAAGGGGAGCCGAACCATTGAGTTCGATCCACGCAAGTCGATCGACCATGCCTACGTACTCACTACTCACAAGAGCCAGGGTAGCGAGTACCAGCATGTCTGTTACATCCTCAACAAGTCGACCAGCTTCGCTCAGTCACGGCGCAACCTGTATACGGGTATCACTCGTGCACGGAAGAAATGCACGATCATCAGTGACATGCAATCAATCAGCAAGAGCACGAGGTATATGGGATGAAAGTAGGACCAGCAGAGATCGATATCTCAGATTACTACAAGGTTATAGGGTATAACTGGATTGTTGATAAGGGCTATGCAATCGCATGGTCCAAAGGAAGGCGTGTCTATATGCATCACCTTATCAAACCCGTGCCAAGCGGGTTACTAATAGACCATGTTGATCGTGATAAGCTTAACAATCGGTATGGTAATCTACGCTTTGCTACGAGGCGGGAGAATGTATTGAACAGGATACTGCCAGGAAACTATCCTATAGGAGTTAGTGCAGTAGGTAATAAGTTCCAAGCGCGCATTAGGTCAAACGGTAAACGTATTCATCTAGGATTGTTTAACACTGCTGAGGAGGCCGCGCGCGCGTACGACAAAGCAGCCAAACGATTGCACGGTGA